TATGGTGCTGGACCATATGTGTCTTCCCAGGTGCTTGGTTTCTCTGAATGTCCTAACATCTCCCATGGTCTGGTGTGCGGACTGTCTGTGTCATAGAAGTATTTGTATATGGCTCTCCAATGTCCGGGTAATTTTTTGCCTGTTACCCTATCTGTCGACCTTGCATAGTTGTAAGTGAATGGTGACCCCTCAACAAACGAAGTGTTGTTGATGTACTGCACGTTGTTCCTGCCTGCCCACACATAAAAGTCAGTGCCCATTATGTCATTAACATCATCCAATGTGTATTCTGTTGGAGAAAATGCACTAGGCATCACATCCGACACACCTAATAGGGCACCGTCGTATTGTGTTTTACAGTTGTTGTATATTCTTTTTTCTAATTCTAAGATTAAATCATCACGTTCGTCGCCATATGCTTTAATGATCGACCCGTCGTGTTTTCTTATCATTGTTTGACTGACTGTGTAAGTGTCATCTGTAAATATTTCAGGTGTAAATTTTGGATACATTCCAAGTTTGGTCGGCGATGGTGGCATGTAACTACCTGTGGTATCAGCATAGTCTTTCACAACAATGACATCACCCACTGCCACCGAGGTTAGTATAGTGAAACTGTCATCTGTTGTGCTTAACGTGTATTCTGTTCCATTGATAAGTTGCACGTCATTTTTATATATGTAAACGGCCCTGTTGCTGAGACCTATAAGAGAGTGTTGTGAATTTAGTGCATACTCCTTTTGTGAAGTACCTTGGACCGTATAGGTCCTGGTGGATACGTTCTCTCCCCAACCTATCATGTCCTCGTAGAAGAACGGGAAGGTACTATTTCTACCTTGTGTTATAGAGACTATTATCTCATCCACCCTGTTTCTTGCTACACCCTCATATGCTGTATCTATTGCTTGAGTCAAAAAAGCGTTATACCATTTTTCATATTCAATGTTGACGTAATCTATTGCCGTTATTGCGTTTGCCTCTTGGTCGATCAAATTAAAAATAGGTGACGTCAGTGGTGATTGGTGCTGTAATATTGTTCCACCTCTTAATCTAGCATCTGGAACGTCCCTTAAGTTAGTGGATCCCGGCACAACTCCGGTCAAATTTGTATTTTTATCAAATATGTCTTGTGTGTGTTTTAGTATTTGTCCGTAAGTGAATGTTCCCACAGTTTCATTTAAACTGTTCGTGGACAAGTTATCCGGAACTTCATATATGCCCTTCCCGTCTACCTTGACTGTATTACTGTACCCCGATAATCGTACCTGGTCGGCGACTTTCAATTCTTTTATAAATTTGACATACCTGTTCGTCGTCCCGTTAACCAGTGTATAATCGGTAGTTAAATTCTTCCTGATGCCGTTGACCGTGACTGATATCTCTAGGTCAGTTAATGATGCTGACTTGCTGTAAAAATCTATTGGGAACAATGTTTTCTCTGTTGCGTCTACTATAAACGTTCTAATCACCCGTTGCTTGGCCTCATTTATCCGTTTGGTCCATGCACTTTTAGAATTGTGTGTTATCCTATCTGTTGTGTAGTGTAAATGTCCTACTGCGAGATTCTTAGATACTGTCTTGCCGTCTTCTTGGTACGTGAATGTTCCCGTTGTGTGATCAGATTCGAAAACCATGTCTCCCACGTTGTTGATAGTGTTGTATTTTACTTTGATTCCTAAAACAGAATCAGTTGTCGCTGTTTCTGATGTTGCAAAAGAAAATACCTTCGCACCTTTAAAAGTGGAATTTGGATATTTGATCGGATCGTCAAAACTGACATGTTCATTGTCCCACATTCCAAACAACGGCTGTTGGTTCAATTTTGTCTTTTGTTGTGTCGGTTGCCATTTCGTCGTTGCTGAATTATATCTGTACGATTTACCTTTGTTGTTTATACCGGATTTTACGAAAACTGTTTCTTTGTTGAATGCCGTTCCGTTTAATTCTTCATTTAACTGTAATGAAAGCACCGTTGAATCCCCTGCATCAACAAAATTGGCTACATATATCTTGTTACGCACTAACGGGTCAGTGTCTGCGGAAAATATCACCCGCATTCCGTTGGTGATTGCCACACCATCGACGATGTATCCAAGTGTTCCGGAAACGTTACTAAATGCATCCTTCGTTGTTTCATCAAATAAATCAACAGGAGTCTTTGCCTTAGTTCCCGAATCGTAAAGTGCAAGGCCTGAATCAAATTCAATTATAGGTCTCTTGGCTCTATCTGTTTCATCTAGTACTGTTGGTGTGCCAGAAATCGAAGAAGACCTTTCTATGACTGACCTATGGAACCATCTGTTGTACCTCGACCATGCATTCTGATCAAGCGAAGATCTTTTGATTGTTATGTAATCCTTGTCAACAGGAACGCCGTCGGTGGCATAACTTTCCGGGGTCAGTAGGAAAGACGAGTCGGTCAACGATATTGCATCACCCACTCCCTCGACATAGTATTCTTTGTTCTGGTGTGTTGAATTGACTTTATTGTTCTTAAATTTAATCTTCATGCCATTAGACAATTCTAATGTTCTCAATTTGAAATTTTTAACCCCCACCAACTCATCCTCTACTGATATCTGCGTGTTCGACGTGATAGTCTGAATGTTCAACAGTCCATACATGCCATCATGGTTGCCGCATTGATAATAGAGTGTGTCTGGGGCATCATCTGGTACAACGAATGTCACAGTGCCCTGTTCAGTGCCGTTGTTGGTCACGCCCGTGTTGTACAAGGTCGATGAGGACCCGTCCGAGGATAACTGACTCTTGTAAGGTTCTGTCATTATCCAGAAAGGATGTCCTTTTGCGTCTACATCAAATTTGTATGTGTTACCTCTGTAAAGATTAATTCCCGGATTCCTTTCATTCTCAAGGTGTGGGAATTCCCAAGCCCTACCAGTACTGCCATCGTCGGCCAAGGCCGATACCTTGTATTCAACAACAAGGTTTGGTCCAATCGAATCTATTGTTATTGCGTCGGGGCCTGTTGGTAACCAATAGTACTCCCTGTAGTTGACCAACTTGTCGTAGTCGATTGCTGGATTCCAACTGTACACCGTTTCCTTGTTCAGTCTATCGTGATTATCTACCTTGCCTCCAAAGTACTTGATCTGGTTTATGTAGTCGTCATATGTTCCTACGAATTTTACCTCATCTTCAGGATTGATAGAAGTCGTGTCTTTGTCAAAATATGTGATAGCAGGTTCCAACTGGTACGCCATTCTGTCTCTGCTCGTGGCGTTGATGTATCTGTCTTGTGCCTGTCTTGTATATGCATCTTGCCTGCCTATGAACCCGTCCAGTCTCTCCAGTGAGCCTTTCTGTACCAATGGATCCATTGTGCTTGACAAGAAACGTTGGTTGGCGTCAGTCCTGTAGAAAGCGGGTAGGTGCTGTACCGTACGTCTGTACTCGCTGTCACCCTGCTTGACAATTTCGTTGTTAGTCAGTGCGTTAGTGGGATTGTCTGCCATTAGTATCCTGACCCACTACTGCCGGTGCTTGAACCGGAACCTGTTGTAGTAGAGCCTGACACTGCTGATCCTGTTGTGGTGTTGGTCGTGGCAGTTGATGTTGATGTGACCACAGTGCCGGAGGCCGCCAGTTGGTTGGCTCCCAGTGCTGTTATGATTGACACATCATCAACGGTGGCCCCACTGATGAAAATCTCGTCTGCCGCTGAGTTTATCTGGAACAAGGACCCAAATCCCTGCCCCGACTCGTTTGGCACTATCACAACTGTGAGCAAATCTGGTGCTAGTTCGTTGTGAACATATGCGGCTAGTTCTGTAAAGTAAAAAGTGTCTCCAAAGTCCCAATTGTCGAGTGCAAAAAATTCATTTATCGCCGCGATCACTCTAGTCTTGATCACAGCGTCGGTGACATTGGTCCGGTTGTTCTTAACCACTTTGAAAGTGGCCTGTAAAGCCTCATCGGCATTGGTGCCAAATAAACATTTGTATTTCACCGGATGGTAAATTATTTGATCCGACAGTGATTTCAACGGATTAAGAGTCCCCGAATAACTAATCCTCAATTGATCCGAAGTGGCAGGTACCGGTTTTACTCCGCCGTCTTGTAACCAAATTCTATACAAATTGTCGTATGTTCTTTCTAACAAGTAAATGTCAATGATATTAGATACGCTAGGATCAATCCTTGTTTCTTGTCCTGCATGATGTTTGTACTGAAAGTCGATATTACTTCTTCCCTGTCTGGCATAATAATCTGTTGTCGTTGAGAAAGTGTTTGTAGCAGAATTGTATTTTTTTACCACATCTTCTGTTGACGCATAGAAATAAAATAGTTGTCCGTCAGTGTACGAGGCTGTGTTTAAATCAATATCGTTCTCATTTTCAACAATAATAAAGTTCGACGCCGCGTAAGGTCTGTATCTTTCTATGTTATCATATGATATGTATTTTTCAAAAAATACGAATTTAGTTGCTATCGATGTGTCTGGCTCAACGAATATGTTAAAAAGTTCTGGATTGTCAACGACACCGTCGTCGTCTGCATCAAAGAAACCAACTTTGACTTTCCTGTTGTCCTGGAACCCGTCTGCTTCCACCACTGTATCTGTTACTTGCCATGTTATCGGATAGCCTATGCTGTTGCCTGTAGACACTATAGAATTTGTTTTAAGTATCTTCACAGTATCTTTAACACTTTTTCCTGTGGTGTAGTCATATATCTTTTCTTCTACATCGTAGTGGAATTTATTTTGTGCCTCAGATTCAAAAATGTAATCCATCTTCCTGTACGTCACTGTGTATGTGTTTCCGTCGTTAGTAAACTTAAACCACCAACTGGCATCTAAATGCCCGCCGGATACATCGCCGGTGTTGGCTAGGTTAAACACTGAACTAGTGCTTATGTTAGACGTTGTAATAATTTTCCAATCCTGTGACTCTATGTCGTACCTAAGTCCGAATTCCTCGTATGCTTCTACTCTGTCTATTATTGATTTTTCTAGTGTTGTCGAAAATGATGTTGTAAAGTTTGGTATGACAGAATTAATGACTGCTCCGTTTGGTATGAAGTCATTTAAGGTTATCGGACCCTCGCCTGTGGACAAATTGCCCAGGCCATTGTTCGATCCATCGCCCACGACAGCACTAATTTTTGCCCAGGCTCTGTCTTCTGCGAGATCTGTCCCGCTCGTTACTAATGATCCATTCAAAAATTCTCTAGTGTCGGGTGAAGTAAACTTAACTAATGCTCCGACTTTTGCATATTTCAAATTTGATGTCGCGGTGTCTCCTATAGCAAGGGCTCCGTTTGATGTGAAATATCCTGTGTTGGTGTTTGTTGTCTTAGTTGACGAATTCCATGTCGCTGTTAAAGACGTCAAACTTTGTTGAGCATATTTGTCATAATAAAACTGTCTCGAATATGCTTGTGTTAATTTTGTCTCAACAGATGCATCTATAATATTCTGTATTTCATTCCTATTGTTGAATGTAAATGTAAAAGTTGGCATTGTTTCTTCTCTATACAGTCTACCGTCTTCTGCGAAAACACTTACGTTCGAATATGCCCCGGTTGGATCTAATATTTCTTTGGCCCTCGAAATACCCGATGCTGTTCTATTAACCGATCGTGTTTTCACTATTTCTTGTGATGCACTTAAAGGAACCACTTGGTAGTCTTCCGCTGTTATCATCCTGTTCTGAGAATAATAAATTTGTGGCGCTTTCTCTTTGATGCTGTTGTTAGATTCAGAAGCAGATGAATTGTACACAGATGACTTTAGACTACAAGATATTGTCAATTCTTGAGTTGATCCATTAGCGTCAGTGTACGGTACCTGTATCGTAACATTTTGTATGTCCGATGGTTGAATAGAATATTTTGCATTATCACTTGTCCTGTAATATAGTCTAAAACTGCCCAACGGCAAATTAGAAAAGTTTCCATCTCCAAACACAAGGTCAATTGTATCATCTTGTTTTGTAACAACGTTATAGATGTTACGTTCTGATTTCGAAAGGCTGTTGTACACAGCGTTGTTTCCTGCCAATGAAGGTACCTTTGTCCAACGTTCGGACAACTGGCCAAACTGGTCAAGTTTGTATAACCATACGTCTGTGTCATTGACATTGGCTGTGCTAAAACTTCTCACAAAGTTTGTAATGGCAGAGTCAACTGCGAACTCCTCGTTTTGTATAGATCCTTGTTTGAAAAGGAAGAAAAATCCCGTGTTGTTTGAACCATCTCCCGATCCGTCATTCCTATATGTGTATGTCAGACCCGAACCCGGTACTGGTGAAGATTCGTAAATGGTTTCTGAATCGTTTATGGTGCTCGGAACTATTTCAAAAGTCCTACTGGTGCCACCGATATTTTTCGTAAACTGGAACACTGGTAAGTCTAATTGGTTAGAACTCAGTGTGTATACTTCTGTGTCTATCCCACCTATCTTGTTCGATTCTCTCGGACTGCCAAAAATTTGTCCTGTTTGGTTTGCGGCATTCAGTATCGATATTACTTGTTCTCTGTAATTTGAATTTGCTGAATCATTCCATATCACTGTCGAATTAGCAAGATTGGTTCCCGACGAATCTCTCACGTCTTGTGTGGTGCTAATCGATGTCAATTTTAACATGCCTACTGACGGCTTATTTCTTTTTACATTGTAGTTGATCAATCGTGCCAGTCTTAAAATAGAATTTCTTCTTTCAGCAGTTGCTAGGAAATTTTCTCTAGCGTTTAGATCAACCCTAAATGAAAGTGCCTGTGCTATGTAGGCTATCAGATCTATAAGGGCAACATACTCCGAACTCTCGACGAAATCGTTGAAATCGTCCGGATAGTTCTCTTGCAGATACGCCACCATGGTCCTCCTGAGAGTCTCAAAGTCATAACTTTTAAAATCAGCCTGTTGGAAGGACTGGTAGATCTTTCTCCAATCTTCCGCGACTAATAATCTGTTCTGTCTGTCTGTTGTGGCCATTGTAATTACAACGGTATTTATGTGCTAGGAAATGTGCGTGTATTAAGATAGACGCAATAGTGCATTCTCATCAAAATCAAATTTGAGTTTTTCAGTGATGTTCAATGGCACATACGTGATAGTTGCCTGTATGGCTATGCCTTTGTCCGCTTCCGACACCAAGATCTCTTCTGTTGCAATACGTGGGTCTGCATTGAGATTGGCCGTAACATCTTCTATTATTGCTTCTTTTAATTGCTGTGTGAACGGTTCAAAAATTGCGTCATATATAATTGTGCCAAATTCTGGGTTCTCTACCCTCTCGCCCTTACGCACACTCAACCTGTTGATCAAGTCCTGCTTGGCCACCTCAAAGTCGTACAATTTGAAGTTCCGCTTGTCCGCACGTGAACTGAACCCCCTGAAGGTTATAGATTTGTTTGATAAGTCTCCTGAATCTCCGTATGCCATATACTATATTTACTCCTTAAAATCTAAAGAAACTTCTCACAGCACTGACGGCCGATGCTACCTGGCCTTGCACAAAATTTATGACATTGCTTTGAACATTACTTTTAATTAATGAATCTAAATTTGTTGCTTTGTTTTTAAGGTCGACTAGTTTGCTGGAAGTTAGATTGATATCTTTGTTTAATTTGACTACCTTGCCAAGTTTTTCCGAAACTGCCTTGATGCTGGGTTGTTTCAATAGCTCTTTTTCAATCTCTACAAGTTTGTCCGATGGCAACAACGGATTGTTATTTTTAATTTCCGATATCATCTCATCGATCAATTTTTGCTTACGTCGGTTACTGCTTTGCCTGTCATATGGTTCATGCGTGACAAAATCCGAAACTGTGGTCTTGTTCGGGATCTTGTTGGGTTGGCGTCCTTTTTCCATTATGTCATTGCCAAACTTGTCAGTGCCCGTTGACTTTGGAGGCCTCGTTGGAGATTTGCTATCTATGTCTATTAGGCCGTCGGTGACTTTTATCCCGACCGCATCTGGTTTTAACCAACCAGGTCCCCACGAAGAACTTGCACCTATCGAATTCATGTGTACCTGTGACCCAGCCATGTGTACTTGGCCTCCTGCACCATGTAGTTGTGTTCCCGGAGTGAATGATGATATCCCGTCTCTCCCGTAGTTCCTAACGGCACCACCTTGTGCCGAATTTAGAATGCCCTTTTGTCCCATAGAGAACAAATACTCTTGTGCGTTTAGTGATAAGTTCTTTTCTGACGTAAAATTTATAGAACCGCCTGCATGAAAATTTATGTTCATGTCAGAATGCAGATTGAAGTCTTTCTTCGTTCTCATGCTTATGCCTCCATCTGAGAATACGTTTATAGACCCATCTTTCTCCATTTCTATGAACGCTTTGCCCGACCCATTGGCTATGTATACCGTGCCTTCCGTGTCATGCATCAGAATCTGGTGTCCACTCGCAGTTCTTATTCTTGTCAATTGATTCTGTCCCGACTCATCACCATCATCCATAACAATGCTATGTCCCGGATTCCTGTCTGTCTTGACTGGTGCGTTGTCTAGACCTATGTTTATTTCACGTGAGTCCGATCGTATGGCTCCCGGCGTGCTAATTCCGAAAACATTGCTTGGAGATTCTCTCCTAGCAGACGATGTTATTGGTCCCCTCACTGGATCTTGCACCAGGCCTTGTACCTTCATCTGATCTGACAACACGTCGTTGACAGGATACTTCCATTGTTCGATGTTTGACACCGATGGTATGTCGTCTCTGTAATCTAATTGATTTTTTTCGCCTGCCGGCAGAGCAGACATGCCGTATAAATCTTCTTTGTTCTGCGAAAAGTCAACACCTCCGGCTCCTAGGACTGTGTTCGTTTTTGCACCGTGTGCCGGAATCTGTTGGTTGACCAATGGCTGTTGCACACACCCAATCCAGAATGCGTTACCCTGTGTACGTTCTCCTTTGGCAAATATCACTAAAACCTCTGTGTCTATGTCCGGTGGCACTGCCCACATACCATAAGAATGCTGTGTCTCTTTGTAGTTGTATGGATCTGTCTTTGAAGTGGCCTTAATGCTCTTTGCACCATAGAATGGTGAAAGGTATTGACACCAGATCAGTTGGCTAGGTTTAGGCTTTGTGGTGTTTGATAATGCGGGAATATTTACACCGAGACGACCCATCTTGAGAGGATCCTCTACTACTTTTACCACAGCAATGTACGGACCCGGGTCCTTGTCCATGTATTTGTCACCGAACCTCTTCTGGTTATCGTGTGTGTCTGTGAATCCTGTTGAACTGAGTGCCATACTATAATTTAACCGTCAAGGGGTCCTAGACCAAAGTTTTTTGATTTAATCTTTCTCCATTCATTCTCTGCTTTTTTCTTGGCCGCATCCTCGAGATCAAAATTCTTAATTTTGTTCGTACCCTTGGTTGCGGCGTTTGTCAATTCTGGATTCTCCATGGTACCTGTTTGGTTGTTCATCCTTGTACAGAACAGTGTCTGTGTGAACTGTCCTTGATCAAATTTGCTCTCTATCTTGTTGACCTGGTATATGCCATTGAAGAATAATTGTTCTGATCTATATTTTTTTGTGGCAGAGAATGCGGTTCCTTCTAGCTCTTCTATGTCACTTGGCATCCTGTAATTGACTGCGATCATGGGCATGAATTGGTCAGCGTTGAAACTCTGTCTTGCTATGTCATATGATCTACCCTTGCCTCCTGTTGTACGTGTCCTGTTGCTGTGTATCGGCGAGTACAGGTCCTGACAGATGTAAGCGGGATCTCCCAGTATGTCCAATTCGATACGCATCATATCCGCCTCTGGATTTGTGAGGTAGTCATAGAATTCCTGTGCCTTGTTGCTTTCCGCAGACTTGGTCTGTACAGATGACCTACCACGTATTGTGGACGGATACTGCCTCAGTGGTAAAAGTGGTTCAGGATCTCTCTCCTTGCCGAACACACTCTTGAAGGTCTCTTTGACATGTGTGAACAGACCCTCCTCGGCTGTGGTCTCTGCCTTGTTCCTCACGCTCCTCATGAAGTATGCCGCCTTGTAATTGATACGTAGATTCTGTACGTCTATGTTGTCGCCTGTGTACAGGTAATTGTATTCCTTGTGTACGTACTTGCTGAAGTCCACATCCTTGATTCCCATTCCCGGGCCGATCAGTTTGAGCACGTGTATCTTGTAGGGTATGGCTTGGTATATTATGTGTTTGGGGTGCATCTTGGTTACACTGTCAATCCTGCTGGTGTCAGTGTTTACCGTGGTCTTGATCTTGAACCAGTCCACGTATGAGTTTTCCAACAGTATCTGTTTTATCTCTTCACCACGAACTATCCCTGTGATTCCTTCAGTGGTTTTTATCTTGTCCTCTGACACGCCCGCTGAACGTAGGTATGCTAACCAAAAATTCTCAGCCAACAACTGATAACCATAGGCGTTCCTTATGGCATCCTCGAAATACTTGGTCAGTGCTATGCCGTCTGACGCTGAGGTGTTACTTCCCTCACTGGTAGGCTGATTTTTTCTTATACTTGTATTGTTAGTACGACGGCCTCCTCCGATAGATGCTGTGTTCTGTATTGTCTCTGTCTCATTCTTGTACTTCTGTCCTTGCTTGATTACGTCAGGATGTATGTCAAATTCGTACGTATCCTTGAACTCTCTACGTGGTGGTTCCTCATCTATCTCGTTCTGCATTCCTGCGTCCAAGTCGATGGCTACTTGCTTGGCCCACTTCACTGGGTCTGTTGTGTTGATCGCTATAGTAGTCCTCGGAAACTTGAACCTGTCGTCGTATGCTAGGTCTGAGTAAGGAACCGCCACAACCCTGTATCGTGCACCGCCCTCGTTTATATCAAACTCGACCAAAGTGATCAGTATGGGTATCTTCCTCACCGTGGATACCTTATAAGGTTGTCCCATCTCATCCATTCCTCGGAATTCTATGGTCAACAGGAATGGTGCATCCTGGTAGTCTTGGTACTTGTTGACGGCGGCCGCGGCACGCAATTTTTCCAACAGCGTGATACCAAATGGTTCGTGTATCTCGAACTCCATCTTGGTGAAGTTACCTAGATTACGTTCTGAGTTGGGACTGGCTGTTGATATTATGTTGACATTCTCTATGAACATGTCATGCCCTTGCTCGAGTATTTCTATGCTGTCACCGTACTTGCTGTCAAAAGTTGATTGGTTGTATACGTTTTCTGCCACGGATGCATCACCGGTCTCTCCATCATTAAATTCTCTGTCTGTGACTCTGGGTTGGTCTATCCCGCCGGTCCTGGCTATGATATCATGTGGTGCATTGTCGAGGAAGGTATGTGTACTCATCTCAAGCTCTCTTATCCCGCTCAATGTGAATAACGTGGTGTATGAAGCGAACTGGTGTAACACGTTAGGATACACGGTACCATCACGCTTATATTTGGTATCGGTGCTTGTCGTTCCTGTTCCCTCGTAATCGTTGGGTGAAAGTTTTTCGAAATATTTTGTGTCTAAGACGCCTTCAAAATCGTTGTTGTTTATTCTTTCTAATTTGCCACGTATGTCTGCTCCCCTACCATTGTCGATGTTGTTGGTACTGTTCTTGGAACTACGTTTTTTAAGATCCAGTGGCCCTCTTACCCTTGCCATGCTATACTCCTAAATCTTTAGAGATGTTTGCTGGCTTGGGCAACTGTATGGTGACTCCTGGTCGGAAGTCATAGATGGGATCTTCTAACCGATCCGGATTACGCTGTGCGAACACCCACCATAGTCTAGGTGAACCGTACAAGTCATAGGCCAGTAGGTCAGGCCTATAGGCATATGTCCTCTCTATTGTGTACGATTGATCATCTGGTTCTGACGTTATTGTCCTAGGCACAAACATGCCGAGGTTTACATCATTCTGTGGTGTCTTGAAATACGGTGATGTCTGTGAATATTTGGCCATTAAATAAATCCTACCTTGTTGCTGTCTTTGCCTATCAGTTTCCCCTGGACAAACTCTTTCATAGAAAAATTCTTCATCGATTCCCGAGAATAAACTGGCGTACACATCACCGATATGTTGGACAGAGTCGGTGCCCATGTCTGTGGCTCGTTGGAATCTAGGGTTGGTAAACCTGCTCTTGATCTTGTCCTGTCAGTTTCGTATATTGATGCATTTTGCTTGGTCGATATGTAATCTATCCCCTGTCTCATTTCAACGTTGAACGAGCTCACCACGACCGGGATCTTGTTAAACATGTGATCACCATAACCATAAAGATGCAATATCGGTGGTGGGTTTCCTTTGAGCCCATCCTTGTCGTCCTTGCCAAAAAACATCTTTGTCACAGTCCTTAAGAAATTTACTGTTGCCACCCAATGCTTGGCGTCTTCGCTGTTCTGCACTGGAAACTCTCCCAAAATACTGAATGCGTCTATTTGTGAATTCTGATATGCTTGAAATGGCAGGTTGCTGTGTGTCTGTGCCAATGGATTATAGTTAGCAGAATGTTGTATCTGCATCACGGGAGTCAATGGCCAAAATATTCCGTTAGATTTTGCAAGTGGTTTTAGTAACTCATTGTTCTCAAAATCAAAGAATTTTTGTAACCCAGGGCTTGCCGGAACCTGTAGTCTCACTCTCCAATCAGTTTCGTCAGAACGGCCAGACCATCTTGCCCTGGTGCTTGTTAACCGTGAATCTCCCTGCGGTATGCCCGCACCTGTCAGACGAGACAGTGTACGATTAAATACACCTGTTGCCACACTCTTAACTGCTGTTCCAATACTTTTAAACATTTTTAACGGTTGCTTTCCTTTGTAAAATTTTGTATACTTTAACTATATTTATAGGCATTTTTTAGGCGCATTTAATTCACCGTACGGCACGATTCAACAGACCTGTTTGTGGTCATTCACATTAATATAGTATAAAGTAAAGGAATTATGAAGAGAGTCAAGTACCTAAACAACCGAGATCTGCTGGCACAGATACACACCAGCAAGAACACCTACTGCTCATACGTCACACCCGAGGACGCACAATATGACCTCATAGTGCTCAACCTCAAGAAGGTCAACGCCAATGCGGTGGCACAGGCACGTAAGGTCAAGGCCAAACGTTTGACACAGGAAGCATGGGAAGAGGCCAAGGCGGCAGGACTCAAGAAGATTAAACTAGTGGACTACACAGTGAGTCCCAGGAAGATCGAGAAAACGGATCTTGTGTTCAGGGTCATGATGTTCGATCACGTGCCCATGGACGACGAGCGGAAACGTAATCCCAAGACTACAGCGGATCATCACAGCAAGGTCAACTTCCCACCATTCCAGCACTACAGGTTCAACGACAAAGACAAACTAGTATGCGTGGGTAAATCACACTGGGTGGGTGGAATGGACAACGGACACTTCTCTGTGGACCATGGCAAGATGACCAACCAGTTGGCATTGATGTACATGAAACTGTGCGAACGTTATGGAACCAGGGCCAACTGGAGAGGATACACTTACAACGATGAGATGCAATCACAGGCCTTGATGCAGTTGAGTCAGATTGGTCTACAGTTCGATGAGTCTAAATCAGACAACCCGTTCGCCTACTACACCGCGGCGATCACAAACAGTTTCACAAGAATCCTAAACATAGAAAAAAAGAACCAAGCGATCAGAGATGACCTATTGGAGTTCAACGGCATGATGCCCAGTTTCACAAGGCAAAACGAGAACGAGACTACAGGACCATCTTACCGAAAGAAGATGAAGACAGCACACGGTGACGTGCATGAGGTCAACAAGACAACCTTGAAGAAGTTAAACAAGACCTTAAAGAAGAAGGGCAAACTGGACTCAGAAGATTTCGACGACGTGCAATTCAAGAACAAGATAGACATGACCAATCACAAACCAACAGTGAAGAAGAAGTGGTAAAAAATATGTTTTTTAAGAAAGTAGCCTGTTTTACAGACATACACTTCGGCCTCAAAGGCAACAGTCGTATACACAACGATGACTGTGAGGAGTTCGTAAAGTGGTTCATAGCACAGGCTAAGGCAGAAGGTTGTGAGACCTGCATATTCCTCGGCGATTGGCACCATCATAGATCAGCCACAAACGTTTCCACGATGAACTACACAGTTTCTAACATGGAGAGACTAGGTGCGGCATTTGAAAAAGTTTATGTGATCATGGGAAATCATGACCTGTACTACAGGGACAAGAGAGAAATCAATTCAATGGAATACATCAGGAACATTCCGAACATACACATAGTCAACGAATGGTTGGTGGAAGATGATGTGGCGATTATACCATGGGTGGTGCAGGACGAATGGAAGAAGATCGAAAAGATGAAACAGAAGTATGTGTTTGGACACTTTGAATTACCTTACTTCAAGATGAACGCAATGGTAGAGATGCCAGACGTGGGCGGAATACAGACAGATCATTTTGCAGGTTGCGGTAAAGTGTTCTCAGGACACTTCCACAAGAGGCAGTACATGAAGAACGTCACATACATGGGCAACGCCTTCCCGCACAACTACGCGGACGCTTGGGATGATGATCGTGGCATGATGATATTAGAATACGGCGGAGAACCAAAATTCATCAACTGGCCTGAGATGCCAAGATACATCACGATAAAAGTTTCAGAACTGTTGGAAGACCCAGACAAGTATCTGAAACCCAAGATGTATGTGAGGGTCACACTGGACATAAAAATTAGTTACGAGGAAGCAAATTTTGTCAGAGAAACATTCATAGACAAATACCAATTGAGGGAACTACAACTGATACCTGAACAGGTGGACAACGCACAACAACCGTTGGTAGAGGTACAGAAATTTGACAGCGTGGATCAGATCGTGATCAAGCAGTTACAAGGGGTAGACTCAGAAGTGTATGACAAGAATGTACTAACAGCAATTTACAATGATCTAGATGTCACGAATTAGTAAAAAGAAATTGATCAAAGTGTTGAAGGGTGATTTTGAACAACCAACCATGTCTAAAGAACAGATATTCGACATGTTCAAAAATCCACCAACACAGGAGGAATGGTTGAAAGGCTACAAAAAGTGGGTAGAAGATCAAACACTATCAACACCCTTAGATGTGTACGAAGCCATAGAGAATATAGGCAAAAAGAAACGTAGGAAAAAGAATGTTAACGATTAAAGAAATTACAGTAAAGAACTTTATGAGTGTGGGCAATCAGGCCCAAGCAATAGACTTCTCTAACAAGAGTCTAGTGCTGGTTATTGGTGAGAACATGGACCTAGGTGGTGACGACGCAGGTGCTAGGAATGGTACAGGAAAGACCACAATTATCAATGCATTGAGTTACGTGTTCTTTGGTGAAGCATTGACCAACATCAGAAGAGACAATCTTGTCAACAAGACCAACGAGAAAGGTATGTTGGTAAGTGTAAAGTTTATAAAGAACGGAGTGACCTACACAATCGAGAGAGGACGTAAGCCACAGATATTTAGATTCTACGCCAACGACATAGAACAGAACATAGAAAACAACGAAGCACAGGGTGAAAACAGGGAGACCCAAGTAGAGATAAACAAACTGATGGGCATGACCCATTCCATGTTCAAGAACATAGTGGCTCTGAACACCTACACGCAACCGTTCCTGTCTACCAAACAGGCAGAACAGAGAGAGATAATCGAACAGTTGCTGGGAATAACGTTACTCTCACAGAAAGCAGAGCTGTTGAAAGAAAAACAGAAAGCAACAAAACAGATGCTGACCGAAGAGAAGATGCGTATAGACGCCAAAGTTGCCTCCAACGAAAAGATACAGGAGTCCATAGAAAGTTTGAAAATAAGATCAAACGCTTGGGCAAGCCAGAAGGAAGATGACATAAAAAGTTTCAAGGAAGCGATTGCGGAACTAGAGAAAGTAGACAGTGAGATAGAGATAGCCAAACACAAGAAATTACAGAAACATGCCGAGATGCAGACCGCATTGAAAAGTCTACAGAAAGAGAAGGCGTACCATGAGGATTCGTTGACCAAAGCCGAAAGCACAGTGACCAAAACTGAAGCAGATCTAGAGTACGCAGAACAACAGAAATGTCCAACTTGTGAACAGGATCTGCACGACGACAAGCACACACACCTCGTGGACAGACTGAAGATGCAACTTACAGAATCAGCCGAATACGTTACCAAATTAAAAACTGATCTTGCAGAAATACAACAGGGCATAGATGATGTAGGAGACCTCGGACAAGTGCCTGAAACGTATTATGACACAATAGATGAAGCATACAATCACAAAGGATCTCTACAAGATCTAAAGAGACAATTAGAACAGACAGAGAAGAAAGAAGACACATATGCCGAACAGATAGCGGAAATGACTAAGTCCGCAATCCAGGAAGTGGACTATGAGAAGGCTAACGAGTTAGAGGATCTACACAGGCATCAAGACTTTCTATACAAACTACTGACTGCTAAAGATTCTTTTATAAGAACAAGGATCATAGAACAGAACTTGACATACTTGAACCAGAGGTTGGCTTATTTCTTAGGCAAAGTAAAACTGCCACACACAGTCACTTTCCAGTCAGATCTTACTGTGCGTATCGAAGAACTGGGCAGGGAACTTGACTTTGACAATCTAAGTAGAGGTGAGAGAAACAGACTAATTTTAAGTTTGAGTTGGGCGTTCAGAGATGTTTGGGAAAGCCTTTATCAACAGATCAACTTGCTGTTCATAGACGAACTGGTAGACGCGGGCATGGACATATCTGGTGTTGAGAGTTCAATGGCCGTACTCAAAGACATGAGCAGGACACAGAAGAAGAACATATTCCTGATCTCCCACAAGGACGAATTAGTAAGCAGGGTCAACTCCGTGTTGAAAGTGGTAAAAGAAAATGGTTTTACCAACTACGCTAATGACGTAGACATTATAGTGTAGATATGTTTTGCACCCAACCATTCAACCACATAGACATAATTGTAGAAAACGATAAAGTCCAATTACAACCATGCAATGTGTGGGCAACCAAAAAATACACAATAGAAGAATACAAGGAAGTTGTTGGAGACTTGCAGAATATTCTAAAGAAGTCTTATCATTATCCAGGATGTAGGACATGCTACAACGAAGATAAAAAGAATATCCGATCTAGACGGGTAGCACAAAATCAGTTTGCAAATGACAACAACCTATCAACAGAAAAAATACAAAGTTTGGGTGTTAGATACGGTACTTTGTGCAATAGTAAATGTATGATATGTAGTCATCATAGATCTTCGTCATGGGTTTCGGACGCAGAAATACTAGGGATAACAGTCAAAGAACAATACAAATACAAGAAAAATCTACTACCAGGAGTTAACGTCTTCTTCGACAATATCG